TGGCGCTCTGTGAAGCATCGCTTCCGCATCTGAAGCCTTGATGCTTACGTTTGTGGCTCCCATGATGTGATAACCAATGCCGTCCGATTCAGCCGCGCATCCGTCACAGTTCCAATCGGCCCCAGTGTTTACTAGGAAGCCTTCGCCGACATTCGTAATCGAATAGCATTGCTCACAGGTTACTGAGACAGGATCAAAGAAGTTGAAGCCAATACCAGCGGCGAGAACCACTTTGACGTTATGCAGACTGGAAAGAATCGGCGTGTTCATGAATATTCCACCAGAAGCTACGTTGCGAACCTCAATATCTTCAAGACGAAGATTCTCAATATTCGACATGTTGTTGAGGTCGAACGACAGGCCGCCTCCAAATATCCCGTTAATTCCTGGGCCACGAAACGTCATGCCTTTCAAAAGAAAGTGATTCACATCCAAAAACCGCAGCGTCCGGGAAGAGTAAGAGCTATTGTTCGGAATGATTACGGTGCTCTGTCGCCCGTCTCCGATCATTGCCCTCATGGCCGGCTGATAAGTAAGTGGAGTGTTGACATTGTTCACCACATAAACGCCGTGCGGCAGGTAGACGATTGGAGAAATATTAGTACTGTCGTTGATGGCATTCTGAATGAACAGCGTGTCATCTTGCGCCGGATTCCACCAGTACACCTCTGAAATATTCGTCGAGGTTCCCGGTGCTGGATCATTCAAGATGACCTGAGTAGGGCTGATCACAGATACAATACTTGACCACAACTGGCAAACATCGGAGCATGAACCTGAAATCAGAATGTTTCTTCCCACATCGGACGCCGTGAAAGTATCAAAATTTGAATCGCTCAACGTGAAAGTAGTTGAGCCGCTTGTCATGTGGCCAGAGTAAGCCTGTTTGCCGGTTCCTGTGAGCGTGTTTCCGTAATTCCTGATATCCCTGACTGGCTTATTGATCAGGTTGGTTACCCAGTCGAATTTCTGGTTCACGAGAGATGGAGGACGGTTTTTGATATTTGTCAGCCAATCGACCTGTTGGCAATTGGCGCAGATGCTCAACATCAAAGCCAGAAAGAGAGTTCTCATTAGAATCTGTAATAAACCTCAACGGTATCGCCAATTTGAGGTATATAGCCTGCAAGGCACGTTACCTTATTCCCGCTAACCGTAATGCCGACTCCGATCTTGATCTTCAATCCGTTCCAAATCCACCAAAGGCTTGAGACTGGATTCGGGTTTTGCGCGAGAGTGAAGACATTGTTTACTCCGTCAATATTTCCGGTAGGGGTCTCAGGATCACGGAAAGAAAAACTCGTTGTTCCCCCTCCAATTCCAGCCCAGAACTGAAGCCATTCACGAGTAGGGAGACCGTTCGAATCTATCATGGGGCTGCGATATGGGACTGGCAACTTTGCCATCTATGCACCCTTGCCAATCTGCTTTTGGAGTCTTTCTTGCGGCTGGAAATCGGTAGCAGTCAAGTCGGCATCAATGATGCGAAGCGGAATGGTCTCAGTGAATGTCAATTCCCAAACTCTCCCGCGAGTTCCCCAGCATCGTCCCAGTCTCCCAAACTTTCTTGCCCTGTGGAGATAATCACCAATCTTCCCGATACTCAGCCAATTCTCGTTACTCCACGTTTTCGCACCATCGTTTGACCATCTGAGCATGATTTGAGGGTCTGAACCTTGGCCGGATTCGAGGGCTAAACCCATTTCAATTTCAAACTCTATGCACTGAAAAAACATCCATTTTCCAGCAGTACCAACATAAGGAGAACGGCGTACTCTGCGGATCGCCGTGCCATTGTTTCCGCTGTTGTCTGCTGAATCGGTGGCGAATTTCCAGCCACCAAGGCCATTCGATACCGGGATGGCCATCTGGTAAATTACTCCGCTTGTTGGATCTCCAACTAGATGCTTGTCGAAGGCATAGACATGAGAATTGCTATGATGGGCATCGAAGGTTGATCCATTCCAATTACCGCGCTCATGCCAGGTTCCGTTCGAAACATCGTAAACCCATGTCTTATTTGCGGTCGGAAACCTGAGTACCCAAAACGAATGCCCTTGATCTTGATAGGCATAACCGACAGCATCGGCCACGGTTGAATAACTCTGCCATGCGGTCTCAATGGCATAATTGCTCACTCTCGTAGGATGATAACCGTCTGCCTTCCATGCGATTCTTGCTCCTCTGTCATCTCCACCGATCCAATAGATGCTATTGTCCAAACGCACAGGGCTGAACTGGGCCGCAATCCCCTGCTCAATGAAACCGCCTGGAGTCACATCGAATGGAAAGTCAGAATTTCCCGAATCGTAGTAAGGAATTGTTTTCGTGTTGCCGAATAGCCAAATTTCCCGATGGTCAATCAACATCGCAATTATATTGTCAGGAAATACCGATACAGTTGTCTGACTCAGTAAATCCCACACTGTGCAATCAAGTAATTTTGAGACTTGATAACTCTGAGAATTCTTGATTAGAGCGACAAAGAAACCATCGGCATAGCCGACCATTGAGACAAGTCCGATGAAGTTTGCAGGATCAATAGGAGCGAAAACATTTGTTGTGAGGTTGAAGGCGTATGTTGCTCCACTGCTGGCAATCATAATCTGTTTCGCGCTGGACGCTATCGAAACAGGATTACCATCGTTAGCCAGATTATTTCCGCGAGCAACACTGGTTCCATTCGCGAACACTTCAAAGAATGTTCGGCCAGCAACGGCGAACAATCTCCCATTGATGGTGTGCAACCCCCAACTGCGAAGCGGCGCATCGGACAGAGTGGCAAAGGCTTGAGTTCCTGGAGTCGGTAGCAGGATGAAAGAGCTTTTCCCCTGCTGGCTCTCGTCTGCCTCAAGGTAGAGGTTCATCGTCAGCTGGGCATTAGCATCCAGTGACTGCGAAGCGTAAGATTGTCCACAGAATCCGAAGCGGGCCAATTATCTACCTACCGAGTCGGTGAGCCAATTATACCGGCCACCACCGTTATCCAATCCCGGATCGCATCGCAATTCCACGATGCCAATATTGGATGATTTGATCCTGGCCTTGCTTTCCGAAGCCAACTGTAAAGTAAGTTCCGAAACATTTCCCGGCCATTCAGCCGCCAAGCGAACAGAGAAGTTGTATTTGATTGCCTCTGCATAACCTGGTGGAAAGGTGACATCAACCGTCAAATCGGCGAACTGTGTTAATTGCGCCCACCCACCGATGATGGTATTAACCCCGATATTGGGAATCGGGAAGTAACTCAAGCTTCGAAGCGGGAAACCGCCGTCATCGTACACCCCGAATGGCAAAGATCCAGATGTCAGTTTTACCGGAACGCCCTGCCATTCTGTATCCGTGTACATCTTGATTGGCAACTCAAGAGGCAGAGCGGGATTTGCAAGATTCACGATGCTCACATAATCAATCCTTGGAGGACGAGCAGTATTGAAGTCTCCTCCGACCCCAAGCGTGTACGTCTGCTTCCCAGAAAGCAGAGAAAACGTCAAACGATTCAGAGTGAAGACCATCAAATGCTCTGCACCCCATGCATCAAGCATTTGATTCAATATCACTTGGGCATCTGCGGATTCAGATGCCCCAGCGGTTTCTCCGCTTGCCAAGGCTCCAATGAGCCTCAACGCGGAAGCTATCAGATCGTTGCCGGTCATGCGTTAATTGGCTTTCTTTTTGCGCTGCTTGATCCACTGACCAGATTCATCCATGAAGGACTTCATCTGTTGCGATGTCATCGGGGTCAAGAAGGTATAGACATCGCCAATCGTTTTGATGTCCTGCCGACCGAAAGATTGCAGGAACTCAATGTGCTCTTCGGTGATGTTATTTTGAGCGGCAACGCCGAGTGCAACCTTCCAGTTAGCTCCCGCTGCGGCCTGCTTGATTTTGGTAGCGTGGTTCTCTTCGGCGCTTGGCGCAGTCACGATGCCATGCTTTGCAGGAGAATCTTCCCATCCATCGCCCAGCATGATTTCTTCGTCTTCGCTGTTCACCAAGACTGGCGCAAGCGTGGCATGGTATTTGTATTTCGGATATTCCTCTCGAACCCACGGAGACTCGATGTATTCTCCATCCTTGAAAATGTGGGAGTTTTTGCATGGATTAGGTATCTGGCTCCATGCGTGGTCAACCGGCAAATTGGTAGTACGGGCCATTTGTAATTTCTCCTATTAAATTGAGAGCGCCATTAAGACGCTCTCGGTGATTAGGTGGTCTGTGATTCCTGTTTCTGGGCTTCGGCGAGATTCGCTTCGGCGTTGAGTGTCTTCTGGTGTGCTAACTCCACGGCGCTAGGACTGGCCGGGAATGCTACAGGTGCCGGAGATGAAGGTATCTCAGGGTTAGCCGATATTGCCGTTGCGGGCTGGGTTGTCTGGTCTGGATTGAATGCGCCTTCCTGTGAGCCCATAGGCCAGTGACCATTCTCATTGAAATACGCCACTTCTTCGGCAGTTCGTGTTGGTTGCAGTTCGCCCGGAATTGTGGGCTGTACTTCCCGTGCCGGCGAATCGAACCAGCCTTCACCGAGGGCCGCTTCCTCGTCGGCATTGTTTACGGTCACCACGCTAGTCCCGTACTTCACTTTCGGGTACTCCTGGCGAAAATACGGCACGGCGACATAAGACCCGTTGACATAGACGTGTGTTTCAGAATGAACGCCTTTGCTTTCATGCATAAAAACTCCTTATTTCGATTTTTGATTGAATCCTGCTCCTGATGCCGCTAGTTCTTCAGGTCATACCGCAGATCGCGGAGAGTGATGGTGTTAGAAGCTCCCGCCGACAATCCCTGAATCACAATGGCATTGGCAACCGTGTGGTCATAGGTGCTCGATGTGGCAGTGTTGTTGTCCAGATACCGCCCTACAGCATTCGCAGCCGCGGCCAATGGGATGTCAAGAGCGCAATGGGCCTCATCCGTTCCCGATGCTCCCACAACGGCAGTCTTTACCGTGAACGTAAAATGTACAGGAGCAGTCACCGCGTTAGTGATGGCGGCAGAGGTGCATGTGGCCACTGTAACAGCACCAATTTTCACAGAAAGAGCCACGGTCGGGGTGCCTGTAGTGTTGATGTTGGTAAGCCATGCTTCACCCTCAAGAGTCTTGCCAGCTATGTTCATCAGGCCAGCATTGATGGTGAAACTTGATCCGGTTATCGTGGTCAAAGTGTTGATGGTTGTTGCCGCCTGGGCTCCGGCCAAAGAATAAACGTTTCCCACTACGCTGATTTGCGACCCTGAGACCTCAGAGAACGATGGAACCACCTGAACAGGTACCCACCAATCACCGACCGCTGAAGTAGTTGGAGCTACGCCAGTAGGCAAATTGAATGAGGTCACCGAAGCAGTTCCGGCAGGGAAAAACAACTTGGTAGGCAACGGATTGATTGCTACCCACACACCGCCAAGGCAGTTGTACTGCAATCCGCTGGTGATATTGATTGTCGGCAAAACTACCTGATTGGCTGCTGTGCAGGCTCCAGCTTGTGGAAACGACACGTAGTAATTAGGCGGCCCAATATAGGTTGTCGTGCCTGAAGCGTGAGCAGTAGATCGGGTTCCACCATATCCACGAATGACGCCAATGGTAGTGCCGGAAATTGACTGGACTCCCAGTGCTTCTTGGTCAATGAATACGATGCTGGCAATTGCTCCATTGTTCGGAGCGACAAAACCAGTGGCTGAGGCAACGACGATTGACTGATCGTTCAATCCTACAGCAGCCGAAACGGTTGTTGATTGCAGAGTGGCCTGACCAAATCCAGTTCCCGCCAAAACCACCAGTAGACAGAAAAGAATGATTGCTTTCACGTGTTTCATAAACTTTGTTCTCCTGAAGTGTGAATAAGAGGGGCGATTGCGCACCCCTCTTTGGATGGTGGTTATCTAGCTATCCCGCTATCCTACAGCAAAGTTCCGGGTAAATCGGCGCGAAACCGTACAGGATGTCTGTGCGGCATGGCAGGCGGTCCGTGTTGATGTCGTAGGCGCGGACAAGGCGAAGGCTCAATCCAAGTTGCTTGTCCGATACCCTGTTGTTCATATCGACTCCCTGGGGCATCATGAGATCGGCAACGCCCATCGTGAAGGCGTCCCGATGGAACACGAGACCTTGAGGAGTTTGGGTATTGGCCGCGCCAAAGACAGTGATTGCAGCGGCATTGGCCGGAAGTGCATCCACGGTCTGGAAGGGGCCAGCAACGGTCAGAGCGGGCGAGATAGAAATGGTTCCCGTTCCATCCGCAGCCGAAGAGAAATCAGCCGTCGCGACAAACTGGCGAAGTGAGCCAGTGGATTGCCGATTCTGAGGGTTCACCGCATTCACATTGGCAATCGTGAATACATCGCCCTTTTTGAGCCGGGAAGCCGCAGCAGCCGTCCATCCAGAGGTCAGCAAAGAGGTACCTGTCTGTCCGGCACCGCTTACCAGAGGTGTACCGCCAAGAGGCCCAATCTTATGGGTGCGCAGGTTCTGATCCATGTACCATTCAAGACCAATGGACATCCCGATCATGCCCTTTTCGTACTGTTCGCGGATTTTTTCAGAGGACTGAAACAATCCCTTGAGAGAGTCCACGATGGCAGCATTCATGGCAGGAGTCATGCACAGGCTGCGCTCATCCAAAGGAGCCGCTTCTTCGTTCAAGCGCTGCTGTGCCTGAAGATAAGTCAGCAGTGCGTTGGGCGTAGTTCCCGGAGTGCCGATGGTGTTGTAAACCGTCTGGTAGAGCAACGAGGCATCAAAGTCTACCTTGTTGGCAATGGCCGCGATGGCAGGCTTGATGAATTGGCGGCTGAAATCGTTGATGCTCAAGGTCAAATCGACCGTGGTGAAGGCGATGTCCACGTGGAATTGAGTGGTGAGTGTCAACGGTACGCTGGTCTCGGTCGCATCTTCAATTGAGAGCGCAGATCCAGTGGTACCGATGTAACGGGGCGGTTTGCGTACGTTGATGGTATTGCCGATGACTGCGCCCTTTTTGGCGAATTGATCATCGTAGTCGCGGTTGATGTGCTTGGTCAGAGTAAGATTGTTCTCAAGCACCCGTACGGCTTCTTTGGTGATGATACTGGAAGTTAAAAGGGTGTTCACTTAAATTCTCCTGAATTTAGCGGACGCCTGGATAATTCTTTTTGTACCATGCCGTGTATTCAGACATGCTCATTTTGTCGAAATCCGGGACGCTCGCATTGGTTGAGGAGCCGCCCACTGGAGCTATAGGCTCAGGTGGAGGACTCGCGGCCTTTGTCTTTGGGGCTTCAACTTTTGCAGGCTTAGGCTCTTCGGCCTTCGGCTTTGGTTCCGCTTTGGTCTCTTCCTTTGGATTATTCTGCAAGGTATAGGCAATGCGGCCAATTTCGGCCACTGCGCGGAGAGTGGTCATCTTGTTGAGTTTTTCTGCTACATCTGAATTGGTAGCGATGTAGTAAGAAACTTCTGGGCCATTCTCCAATTCATAGATGGCCATAATTGCTGCTTGCGGGATATTTACACCGGCTTGGGCTGCCTCAAGCAGTTTCTCTTCAAGATCAGGGATGTCGGATTTGGCTTGCTCGAATCTCTTGTTGTAACTGTCGAATGTTTCCTGGATGCGCTGATTTTCTGCGGCTTGATCAGACTCCTTGGATTGTTTCTCTGTCAGGGCCTTGAACTCTTGCCGCGCTCTCCATGCTGCTCGCGCATCAAGGTACTCTTCATAATCGGTGAAGGCTTCCTTCTTGGGCTGTGGATCATCTTCGACTACTGGTTTCTTTGGCTCTTCCTCGGTCGCCACAGCGGGCACAGCCCCCAAGCGTTCCTTGCCAGCGCGAAGATTGCGATTCTCTTCAAGAAGTTCGTATTTTTCTCTGGTCAGTTTGTCGATACGGCGCTGCCAGCCGCCTTTGCCTTTGTCTTTCTCGGCTTCTGCTCTTTCTTCTTCTGTTTCGTTGGCAGCCTTGGATTCTTTTGCAGGCTTCTCAACTGCTGGAGTTTCTTTGACTTCTGGTTTGGGTTCTTCTTTTACTTCAGTCGCTTTGGGCTCTTCAATTCCCAGAGCTGCGTTTACTTCGGCTTGTGTATCCGTGGAAGAAACAATGGTAATTTCATTCATAATATCGCTCCTTTAAGCTGATTAATTCTTGGCCTATTAAAATGCCGACCAATGGGCGTGATTTATAAGTCCTGATTAATTTGTTTTGGAGTTACTGAACCAAGCAAGCGGTCATGTTGTCGCACCAAGGCAGGGTATGCCCGAATTGTGTTCCAGCCTGAACCGCGTTGAATATGTGTATCGTTTGCGTCGGTGGATTAACCACATGCACGATCTGCGCTGGATAGCTTATCGTCTGAAGAAAACGAGAACCGATAACGGTTACTGACTCTCCTCCATCCACCCAAAGCGGAGATTGCTGAGTTGCTTCCAGTTCCCCGCCTATGAATTGAACAGTTCGCATGTTCGAAATGTAAGCGCAAGCCTGAAAGGTTGCTCCCGCTCCCGATACTTCGGCATCACAAGCCAGATTGTTAAACTGAAAGGTTTCAGATCCTCCGCTTCCCTTGGCAAATACTGAAAAGGACGTTTCTGTAGTTGGGGCAGTGTAAAGACGATTGAATTGACCGCTCCCACCATTGCCCACAATCTGGTATTGACCGCCCGTGACATTCACGTCATCAAGTTCAATCACGCCGACCGCACCGACCATCCCAAGGCCGATGAGATCATGGCCTAGAGGCCCATTGCCAGTCCCTCCAGCATCAATGTATAGAGTCCTCGCACTGCCAATGAACGAGTTGTTCCAGAAGTAATCTGCTGCTCCAGTGTTCAACGCAATGTGCAAGTTGTTCTGCTGCCATCGGTTTGTTTGGTACCAGTAGAGACCGCCTCCGAACCCCGTTCCTGTGCTGATTACGAGGTCTTTAAGTTGCACATTGTTCAGCGCGGCTGCAAATGTGGCGTTGCGAAAAAACAGGAACCCGTTAGCATCTTTGCTCTGAAAGTCGCAGAACACGTCAAAGCAGTTTGCAAAGTTCAAAAGGGCTAAAGTGTTGGCATCTTTTACGAGTTTCGCCGTTGGAGGAGTGAACCCGGCATCACTCGTATAGAGCGCGATGTTACTTATCTTTGGGCTGTCAATCGTGCATTTGCAGGCGTTGGTCAGAACTCCAGCATCCGGCCATGATTGCAACGCTGGTCCGATGGTCACATCCTCGGAATCTTTCTTCAGTAGGGTGCCGGTTGCTGCTCCCGAGGCGGTTTCTACGCCAGCCACGAATAGGCGAACCGTTGAGCCATCCCACGAACAGGCAACATGCGCCGTGGTTCCTACTGTGAGACTGCCGCCGTTGACCTGTACCATCCCGTTGCTCGTGTTGATTTTGCAGGTTGGCACCGATCCCACAAGAAGCAGACTGAATGCCTGGGTAACTGGATCGGATTGAGCGAACCTGCCCGATGATCCCATGATCATGCCCGTTGCCACGGCGCTAGTGTTTACGAATGCCTCTAACGTCAATTGCGTGAGGCCATTCATAGCGTTCAACTCTTTGGTGTCGAGAGACAAATTAAACCAGTACGGATGAATGCCATCGAAGTTGAGAGCATTCCCGCCGCTCGTGGTCAATCCAGCAACCAAGGGAGCTGATACCGTGCAGGTCGTACCTTGTCCGCAATACCCTTGCGCTGGGCTTGGTCCGATCACGAGGCTTGGCCCGAATCCCCAATTCTCCCGAAATCCGCATGACTCCGATCCGCTGCCAGGTCCACCAAAAATCACGTTGCCGGTTGCAATATGCAATGGCCGCGAATGAAGCGTATAGTTCCCGCCTGGGACACAAAGGAATGGAGGTTTCCGCGCTGCTGCCCCGCCTGTCAATGCCAGCGCGTTCAAGCCTGCCTGAATCGGGCCGTCTGAATTAGCGAGGTCTGCCGCTCCGTACCAGTCCCACCAGATCGTTGGAACGTGCTGAAATACCACATTCCCATTGGTGATGTTTACGATTCGCTGCTGAGGTTGCGCATCCACATTGCCATTTATGAAAAAATTAATATTGGCTGCTGGAGCAAGAAGAGCACCGTTCCACATCTTAAGTGAAACGTTAATCGGAATAGTGCAGGCTGAATTTAAATTGAACTGAACAGGACGAAGTTCAAGAATGATCTTGTTGCTTCCCCACAATGGACAGGCTGCAAAGGTCTGAACTGTGAGGTAATCAGCGACCACGGTTCCATTGCCAGCGAGTGCGGCAATTGCATTGCTGATTTGAACATCAGCGGTTGCGCCCGGTTGGGATGAGGAATTGATGCTCTGTCCGAAAATAGAAGAGCACAGGATGGTACATGCTGAGATCAATTTAATTATCATTGCTGAATATGGCTACTGCTGAACCATCGTGATGTCCACTGAAATTGTTGGCGAAGTGCCAACGGTAGTCACCGCACAGACGCCTTGTGATGCTCCAGTTGCGTAATAAGTTCCTGCTCCAAATCCCATGTGAATAGTTTCAGAAGTAAGGCCGCCGTTTGAATAGGTTGCCGTGTCCGATACCGTTCCAGTGCAAGCCGCTCCGGTGCCATGCTCAAACAAGATAGTGCTCGAGGTGGTTGAGTTGAGCTGAACGTCAATCCCACATATATAAATGTTTGTGGACCCGGAAACAGCAATGATCTGCGTTGTAGTTGAAGTGGTGATGTTGGCGAACTTGTGTGACTTTAGAACTCCGGGGGCCGCGCAAGGGTCAACATAGCTCTGCCAGAACGGTTGACCGTTAGTGGTCGAAGGCGCATTCGTATAAAGAGGCCACGGTGTCCAAGTGCCACCGTTAACATTAAACCCTTGACCAGCAAACGGTATCGTGGTTGCCCTCAATTGGATGGTGATGTTTGCCGTAAATGCGCTGGCATACACTCCCACTTTACAATCTCCCGCTTGCGGCCCAAGTAATTGATACACCTTGCCGGTTGCCGGATTGGCAACACTGGAAACTACGCTTCCGTTAGCAACGTCCATCATCTGCGTTGCTGTGGTGCGAATTGTGGAACAATCAGGCCCAACGATATAAGGCGCAAGTGTTGCCGTTCCTGCCCCGCCTGCCGTCACAATGAATCCCGCACCAGCGTATCCGCTCATGGTGACTGTGCAGCCGTTGGCTGTACCTGAAGCTGTGATCGTGCAGGTTCCCGGCGTGAGATCCGGGTTAAAAGTGCGCTTACGCCCGGCGAGATCTACGCTGTCCTTTGTTGAATTGCCTTCTACCCAAGTCGGGGAGGCCGCATTGGCCACGTTCGGCATTATGTCAATCTGGTCCGCTCCAGGAGCCGCATTATTGTTTGTTGCTGTGCCGCGTACTCTCTGCCTGCCGGTTAAATCGGTGCTCGCGAGAACCTGATTGCCTTCTGTCCAAGAAGGGCTGGCCGCGTTGGCGATTGCGGGAAGAACGCCGAGATTGCTTGTTGCTGCTGGTGCGCCTGCGTTGTTGCTAGCCGTGCCAACTGTGCTCACGTTTCCGGTTACCGTCATTGTGCTGCCCGTATCGGCCACCACGTGTAAATTGGTGCCTGTAGGCTGGACAACGGTAAAGTTCCCAGTTCCAGGAGCAACGCGAATTGTGCTTGCTCCCGATGCTCCGGTACCAGTATCGACGGTGTTAGGTAAATTTGACGTTGCGACCGTTCCGCTAACCGGCTGCGTGACTGCGCTCCCGTCCACCTTGAGCGCACCACCCGCTGATACCGTTGCCGGATTGCCGCCCTGCTGAATGGTAAACAGCCACGGCGTTGTGTTCGCTGTGTTGCCAGGTTGGACTGTCCATGTACCAGATTGGGAAACTGCTGGCACATTCGTTATAAATGCATTCACCCCCGGCACCAGAACAGGTCCCGGCGTTGTCCCATAATTTGCGATTGCTCCAAGAATCTGCCCTGCTACCTGTGAAATATTCTGATTCCACGGAGTAGCATTGGCTGCACCTTGATTTACTGTGCCGCTAATCGTTGTCCCTTGTGGAGTAGCCCCAAGAGATGCATTGATAGTAACAACGGCGGCTCCGGTCATCGCCGCCGATTCCCTAACATGAAAATCGCTAAGTGCTCCTGCCGGAAAAATCCATGTTCCATTTGCCGTTGCCGAACTAGCTAATACACCCGATGGCAACGGCTGGCCGGAGACTGAAACGAATGTCACCGAAGGATCGTTTGCGGCTCCCTCGAATTGAATTGTTCCTGTCCATGTACCCGTAATTGTTACTGCTACCGTGGCCGTATTTATTGGGAGATGAAGAGCAATGCAAGCGTTTGTTGTCGCACATGTCGTACCGGAAGCCGTTATGCTCCCAGTCGAAAAACTCTGGCAAAACGACAGAGTTGAAATCAGGAATAATAACGAGATTAGTTTTTTCATTGATCTGCCCACAGAGAAGTAAAAATACGATTAAAATTGCGAATATGAAAATCATTCTGCATTCCTGTTACACCAAAAAGAATGGCCGACCTCGATTGATCGGCCCAGTTCACATGTGGAAGGTTAGCTGATTGTTATTCCAGTGTTGGCCAAGACTATCCAGAGTCCATTCCACGCCTGGAGCTCAACGAAAGAACCAATGGTTCCATTGAATGTGAGCGTCTTCTTGCTGTTGATGATCACGTTGTTAGCCGTGGTGATCGTATGAGCATGGCCGCCGACATCGGCAACTGTAATGGTTTTCCCGTCATCGCCACCGACCAATGGATCTCCGGCAATGGGAGTACCGAGTGTCATTGCATCCACAACGGATGAGTTGACAATGTAACTTGCCGGCCATGCGAGGGCATCGGCTGAACCTGTGAGAACAAAAGGTAATTGACAATTGCTCTGGAGTACGTCCCTTTGGGCCGATGAATCCCATGCCCCTGAATGATTGCCGATTTTATTCATTGGTAGTGCCATAAGTTATTCTCCTGGAGTTTGAGGTTCTGCGGCTTGCGCCGATTCTTGTTGCTGTTGTGCGGCTGCTTGGGCCTGAGTAGCTTGGTCTGCTTCTGCACCTTGGGATTGGGTGGCCTGTTCGCCTTCATGTTGCTGTTGGGCTTGCTGAAGTTGTGCTTCATGCTGCTGGTCGGCAGTCTGCATTCCCGCTTCGTGCGTTTGATCTGTCGCTTGAGTTGCCGCATCGTGCGCCGAATTGTGCAGCGCCATCCACATATCCTGTTCTAATTGAGCTCTCTGCTGACGGTCTTGGGCCTTGGTAGTGATTTCGGCAATCGCCAATTTATTCTCAAGTTCCAGTTTCGTCTTGATCAAATCGGCATCAATCTGAGCCTTGGCGATGGACATCTTGGCCTCTTGCTCTTGTTGCTTAGATTTGATCGTTTCATTGGCAGCAGTAAGATGCTGAGTCAATAATTCATGCTGCTGATTTAGTTGCTGAAGTTGAGATTGCGCCTTCTGGAGTTGCGCTGCTGGATCTCCATTATCGTCTTGCAATTGTGGAGGCAACATCTTCTTTACTCTGTCAGCAATTTCTTTTGATCCCGGCCAATCCATGTTCCTGATTAGCAGATCGCCAGCGACCTTCAAAATATCAGGGTCAGCCTGAATGAGCGCAAGTTGCGAAGAAACTGCTTCCTGCCTCTTCGACTGATATGAAGGCCCAACCGATACCGTTACATCGTAGCGCCCTGTACCAATGTCAAAGATCCTCTTGATTGACGGATCGGTCATTCCCGGCAATGTGCGCGGGTCGGTACCGGCATCATGCATTGAGGAATTCCATATTCCCACATGATCAACCGTTTGATCTGGCTTGATGATTCTTTGGATTCGCGCTGCGGTATAAACTCTCGGAATCAAATCCACCAATTGCTTGCCAAGAAAGCGAATCGACCGCGCCAGATTGTCGCTAAAGTTGAGCGTGGCAACGTCTCCCTGCTTCTGTCGAGCTAGAATCGCCTTCCCTGACTGGTCTGGCCCTCTTTCCCCCAAAGATGCGTCATAAATGCCTGTAGTACTTTTCAGGTCATTGTCAGCCTGCCTGATCATCACTGCCATTGCCTGAATAGGTGGCTCTACCGCATTGCGTGTCGGAGGAGGAGCGGGTTTACCTTGAACATCAACAGCCTTGTAATACAGGAACGAGAAATTCCTGACATTGGCCTGTTCCCACATTTTCTCAAAGCCTTCCATCTGGCCTTCCACTGCCAAATATGGGGCTTTAGTGGCCAATGCAATCTGCTCTGTGGCCGCCGAGTTCATGTAGTTGTATTGCTTTTGTGCGTCTTTTGCGTTTCTGATCAATCCAGCAAGGTACCTTTTCCCGTTTACGTCCAGATCGTCGCCGAGTACCGGGATAATCGGTATCCACTGGCCAAGCCAAGAAGTCTCTTTCAATTTCTCGATGGCATTGATCTTTGTCCAGACCACGCGGCGAACTATCATGTCTCTGGATTTAACGATTACCGCATCTTTTGGCGCATGTTCTTTGAGCATCACGCGATTATCATCAAGAAGCACAATCGGCTGGGTATCGTGCTCAACATGGAAGTACTCAGCGATGCGAATTGTCTCTTTTGCGGCCCATCCCGGCGATTGATCTCCAATACTGCTGAAGTCCACCATCGAAGCGGCTTCAGACTTAGGAAACTGCGCTTTGTATTCCTGTTTCGACAGGTCTTCGATGATGAAGGCCCAGTTTGCATCGGAATAATCAGGTTCAATGCAGGTTGGATCAAAGTAAACCGTGAAGGGATTTTTGATCCGCTTGATCTTAAGTTCCTGCTCAAAACTTAATCCGGGAAGGTAATCAGTGAGAACGCGGAAGTACGAGAATCCACCGATGACCATTCCTTCGAATGAACTGTCATAGGCAATTTCAGCGTCAGAGTTTACCTCAATGTCTCGTATTATCCCTTGATAGACTTCGGCGGTCTCCGTGCTGGCTCCGTCTCCACGAGGGTTTACTTGAATTGCTGGCCTCTGCTGCCTCTGCTCGTTCGTGACTTGATTCTTTATGCCCTTGAGCCGATTGATTGTGAGGCATGGGCGTCCATCGGCGCTTCTTGCGGCCTTGACATCGTTCGGCCACTGCTCTCCAGTGAAAAATTCCAGATCTTCAAGAGAAGCTTTGCGGTTTTCTGCCTCAGCCTCTTCAGCAATAGAGAAACGCTTGCGCGCAAGAGTCAGAAAAGCATCCAGATCAATTCTGGCTTGCTCTTCTTCATCTATTTCTTTTTGCTTGGGGCTACCTGTGGCTTCTACGAGGGCTGGCATTTATCGAATCAGAAAGAAATATGGTTGTGCTTTAAAACTCACCATCGGCTTCAATTTGTCGTATACTCCACGGCGCAAGGCTGGATGAGTCTCTTTGAGTATTTCGCGCAAGTGCTTGTTGTCAATGATTCCTTCGGCGAGTGAGCGAAGTCTGCTCTCTTGGTCGTTTTCGGCTTTGACTTCGGGAGAATCGTAACTCATTTTAGTTTTCCCGTTTGTCAATGATGCCAACCGAAAATATTGTGAAAAGATAAACAATGACGCCCATTGTTACCCATGACTTAGGGTGTAATTCGTAGGAAAAATGGGACATTACAAGATAAAAGATTATGGTGCTTATCCAGAGCCGAGCAGTGGCCCTCACCCGCACACCACCAAGATATCCGCTTCCTGAATCAGAACTTCATCACCGCGCTGGATGATGTCGGTCCATGCCTCATTGTTGATTGACGGGGAAACAATCACAGTCTGTCCAGCCTTAACTTGGATTGGCTTAAATTCTTCTCGTTCTGCATCCCATCTTCCAGGGCCAACGGCCAAGACTTCACAGCGCCGCGACTTTTCAGCATCGGTGAGCACAATCAAACCTTGCTCTTGTTGGATTCGGCGAACGAGTACGCGGTCATGGAGAGGTTGGATCATCTGTAACCTTTCTTCGGCAAAAGAGCCGCAATGGAAACCAATTTGTTGGCCTTGATTGCCCCGATTTTCTGAGGCCTAAACTGTGCCTTTGGCTTGGTCGCATAATTCCGCATCGCTCCGCTCAATCTTGGTCGGCGCAGATCGGATGTGCCGAACGGGAAGAGCGATTTAGGGTCTTGGGTACCAGTTGGCATTTAACTGTGATTCCACTTTCGAGCACTAGCGGCAAATGTTGCCTCTTTGCGAAGCGCTGGACTCTTTGAACTCTTGGCCTACATCAACGCAGCAATACTGATTGGCTTGCCCTCTGGGATGCCAAGTTTCTTGTGGAGCAGCCCCTTGCGCGAGGGTTTGATGTGGATGGCCATTATTTCGCCCTCATCAAAGCCAGAATAGAGACTTTCTTGTCGTGCTTGCGCTGCATGGCAGCACCTTTCGCCGTCTCGCGTGAACCCCTCATTGCACCGATAGAGTTCATTATTTTGTACGGTATCTTGCTGTTCTGTCCGTACCGCGCTTTGAGTTTCTGCTCAAGAAAGGCTGGCATTACAGATTCTTTAAGGATTCTCGCGCCGTGTTTATTCCCGCGCTGACTCCCATTTCAAAATAACGGCATAACAGCCGCTGGATATCAGTGGCCTGCTGTGGAGTTAAGCCGGGGATGCTATCCATTTTATCGGTGTTGATGTTGTAGGCGGACAACTCCACACCCTCTTGAGATGTTAGGAGTTCTGGCATCGGGGTCTGTGGCCTAGGCATCGTCTTCCTCCTCCTTTTCTCCCTTCCCACCCTTCGCCATTTCTGCCTTCTCTTCCTTGGGAGACTCGCCTTTCTCTTCGGCGTCCATTTTAATGCCAACGGCTGAAGCAATATGAGCCAGCGCCTCCTTGCCTTGGTCAGCGCCGAATGGGACTACATCAGGTTTGTGCCACATGCCCATACCACCATTTTCGTAATGGTGCTCAATCACATGGCCGCTATCGCCTTTCCCCTTTATTACCTTCAGGTGCTCCAGCATCTTCTTGCCCATCTCGCGCTTCTGTACCGTGGCCGATGCCATTTCTCTGTGTGCCATTTCTCTCCTTTACCCGAATCGGGCTAAAAACTCTTCATCGCTAACTGGGCCTTCCGATTGCTCTTCAATCGTTTCAGCCTGCAACACTTCGCCACGCTTCACGCACCGTACTTTCAGAAACCCGAGAATACCGGAAGCGGGATTAAATGCAGGATATACCTTCTTGAACTCAGCCAGTGCAACCTCAAACTCTTCAGGCAATAACGCTGATTTCCAAAGATAGTAGAACGCCAATCCCGGCCCTCTGCTCTGTCCCTGATTGCAATGCACCAGCACTTTTGAGCCTGCGGCCAAATGCTTCCCGATAAACTTGCAGCCTTCGTCCATCACCGCATCGGGAATGAATTGAGGATAGGCAGCATCAATCAGATTCAGGCTCAACCGATTCCGGCGATGCGCAAACAGATATTCAGGATGATCTTTAGGCGCTGCTCGTTCGGTGTAGCCTACCGCTTGCCGGTGCCAAGGGTCTTTTGCTGCGTGAACGATTGCATAGTCGTGAACTGTCGGCGTCAGGTCTGCCTGAGAGCCGACAAAGAGATTGGTATGGACTTCGGTCATGCTCCCATCCAAGAATTACCAGCATAACTCGAAAGAACTGGCCGAGTCGCAGTCTCTTTCTTTTTCGCCATGATCCTAACTGCGAATGTCATCATAAGCATATCTCCAAGATCTGGGCTCTTCAATCCGCGTTTCTTCATATCCTCTTTGCGCTCAAGTTGAATCTGGCCCTTCGGTCCAAATCCGTACTTTATTCCGGTCAAGTCAGAGTCGAGCTCAGGATCATCGGGAATTTCCATTCCTGCCTTAAGAGCGTCACGGCCTAATCCCCAAATCTCAGCACGGCGATTGAAATACTTCGCTACATCGTTCGGCGTGGCCCCTCCATGAAACTCGAAAACTTTCTTCCCAAATCCA